ATTGCTATAGCAACTAGTCATTTGGATATATTGTGCATCCCAGCAAAAGTCTACTTGTGCATGACCGTTCTTTGGATCTGCATTTTCATGTGTTTTCATATTTAACACATAATCCTTAGGCCAACATTTAAGTCCACCGTTGCCGTACATTAGTCCGTTATCTATGTTTTGCCCACACCAAGATATAACTGAATTTTCTAAATTTACATGTTCTTGAAAGTCAATTTCTTGTTGTAAGAAATTAGGATGAATAATATTGTCAGCGTCAACTGTAATAAACCGATCTGTTTCACTTAAATTAGCACATGCTTTGTGTGCAGCATCACTACCTTCTACACCGTGTACCCGTTTTGCCCAAGGCACTTTACTTAATAAATCTGCATAATTTTTTTCAGCATTTGGCTCATCATAACTAAGATAGACTATATCGTAATCTATAACTTTAAATTTATTAGTCATTTTATTCCTTTATTACGTGATAAAATTTTTCATAGTGAACTGGGCAATATAAGCTAATATCATCTGAAAGAACTAATAAGGCATTGTCTATTTGAATATCAAAAAGTTTGTTATTTTTAAACTTATGCATATCAACTGATAACTCTCCTATCAAAATATTTGGATTATTCTTTTCTGTTACATATATACTTTTATATATACTTTTTGTTTTATTCATATATGCCGTATTGAGTAATGTCATTTTATTTGCATCTGAAAGCTGTGCTCTGCCTTGCCACTTCATTTTCTTTTTATCTTGTATAATATAAAAAGCTGATGACGTATATGCAGTAATGCCGATTGCCGTTCTTTCAATTTCATGAATACTTTTATCAACATTAAAGTTATCTTGGTGGTCTCTTCTTGTTAAAGTAGGAACTGGGTTACCAAACGTAAGTCCTAAAATAACAAAATCATGTAGATTTTCTTTTCCTGAAACAAACTCTATAAAAGTAGTTTCATCAATTGTTATACATGCAGAATCTTTACGTACTTCGTTTGTAACTGATAGTAAATTACCGTGATCATCATATTGTATATAAAACATTATAATTCTTCCAAATGTTTGATAACTTTATTTGTTAAAAATTCTGGCTCAACATAATGTAGTACATTACGTTGTAAATAATTTCCTATTATCATAGTTTTATCTTTTGTTATATAACTGCCTAATACATTAGTCCATTTGTCAGGAACTTCATTCCAGCCTTGACAATGAGGTTTCATATGAGTAAAAGTTATAAAAGAATTAGGATCAGTAATCTCAAATGTATTATCAAGAAGCTTACTTACAATGCTACAACTTAAATCAAAACTACACCAGTCTTGATAACAAGTACCAGCAAATTTTCCATAAAATAACTCCCAATTTGTCATTACTATTTCTAAAAAATTAAAAAATGCGTGAGCAGTTGTTGATTTTTTAAAATAATAAATTCCACTATATAAATTTGGTAATGTATTTTCATCAAACGTTTTTCTATAAACACGCGAAGTTACTATTTTATCTCGATAATCTCTTACATTACTAACAAAGAACATATCTCTCTTTTGTAATTCAGCCCACCAATGTGTTATATCGTGTAATACTAGCATATCAACATCCATCACAATCGTATGTTCATAAGGTGATACATGATAGACTTTCCATCGATTTTCAATTTTCCATTCAGTATCTTCTGCTTGATCAGTCCACGGTATAGGTATAATGTTATCAAATACACTTTGATATTTTTCCAAAACAGGATCGTTTGTAATTAACGAAATACTTTGGTCTTTATTAAACTTGTGAATACTTACTGCAAGAGAATATGCCTGTCTTACATAATCTACACTAGCATTATTCTGTGCTAATAAACAAAATCCTTTACTCATTTTTAAACTCTTTATCTATAATTCTTCCTAAGCTAAATTTGTTCATAACATGTACATTTGCATCTTTAACACTTACTGCCATATATGATGCATTATTTTTATAATCAGCAATAATTGTTAATGTATTACCATCTAATTTCTCTAATATATCTGTGTCAAATGACATATACATCGTTCCAGGCATAGTAACAGGCCAAGAGGATTCTTGGAATCCTCTTAAAATATGTATTGCTATACTAAACGAAAAATCGTTCCTATAATTAGTATTAGGAATTTGGTAAATTAATCTATAATATGTCCAATTTTCTTTAATGTGCTTTACAAGGTCAAAGTACATTTTCATAAAAGGACTTTTCTTAAAGTAAAATCCTGTAGCCCACCACATATCAATTGAACGATCACTTATTCTATCAAAAGAGTTAATGTTACGCACTGTATTAGCAACATCTATTGGATTTTTATAAATTAGAAATTCTTCATCAATTTTAAAACAATTTAACAAATTATCATTACATGTAATATAGTCAACATCTAAAACAATGGTTTCGTCAAAAGGGGATATTTCATAACAATCTGGCCTACTTTGATTCTTCCATTCAAGTTTTCTAAGAGAATACGCTCCGTCAGAAAAATTCTTTAATTGAGTTGTTTTTTCTTTAGGTACTAAAAGTACTACATCAATATACTTTTTATAAAAAGGATAAGCTGTTTCAAGGTAAGAGATGTCGTCATCAGTAACTAGTGCTACCGAAAGTTTTAAATGCTCTTTAATTTTTTTTGCACAAAAAATTGCTTGTTTTATATAATCAATTTCTACGTTATTAAATGCAAAAAGCAGTACACCTTTTGTTGTCATAAATCCAATAAGCCTTCAACCGACCGTTTTTGTTTTATTTTATTAAATTTTACTAAGTATTCGTTTGCATTTGTAAAATAGATACTTGTAATTTCTTCTAAAAAACCTTCAGGGTCTTTAATTTCAATTGGGGAATTGTTATCATCAATTAGTACTATACTATTTTGATTAGTAGAAACCATAACATGACAAAAGTTAATTAATTCTTTTGTAACATTAAACTTTCCACCATTAATATAATGTACACAATTTTCTACAAACTTTTCATGAACTAGTTTACGTTGGTTGTTTAACGTTATCATATAATTTGAAAATTCTAACGCTTTTTTAAGACGGTCATCCATACGATACTCCTTGTATTATGTACTAGTAGTATATATTAAAAAGTATTAAAAGTCAATAGCCTTATTGGCTTTATTGCATAGTTTGGCTCATAGAGTAAACTGGATCTTGTATAGTGATTGGGCCGCCAGTACAACGAACTTGGTCTACAATCATACCAATATCACCGTTAACAGATTCATCAGTTCCTGGGTCACCAGAGTCAGCATCTGTCCAGATAAACTGGAATAATATATTTCCAGATCCGTCTAATTTAGCATTTATAGTAAAATTGTTTTCAGCATACAAAGAATCTGATCCAAATTTACGTGAAACTTGTTGATAACTTGTAGTTAAGTCTTCGTTTCCAAATCCACTAGTTATTGATGCTGTTCCTGTAGTTGTTGTACTGCTATTTTTAAGAGTAATAGTCCCAGTATTTAATAACATCGTAGCCCAGTCTGCAGATTTTGTACCTGAGTATCCGGGGATCATAGTAGAGGAAAGTCTAATTTCTCCGCCGGTATTAAAAAAATGTCTTCTATGGTCATCATTGGTTGCTGCTATTGTTGCACCTGCGTTATTTTTACAATTATATCCGCCTGCAAATGTAACTAATACTACTCCCGAAATTGATGAAGACCACGACGGTGTATATATTGCTCCAGACGTTGCTGGAGAAATCTTTGATTCAACTGAAAGGTAACTAGCTACAACAGTTTCTGGATCAACTTCGACTGAATCTAGTAAGCCGGCAAAGTCGTTTACTCCTTTATTATTCGCAGGATTAACAATAGAAAAGTTATCAGAACCATCACGGATTACTGTATTTCCAGCACTTGTATTTGAAGTATCTGCTCCAATTATGTTACCAGAAACAATTTCTCCAACCCCTGTAGTTGTATTTGATTGATGAGAATAAATTAGGTTAATATCTGTTCGTAGGCCTGCCCATTGAGCAGCTGATATTTCAGTTGTGCCGGCAACTGCTTGGCCTGTATTAGCCATTGCAACCCCGTAGCCAGTTTTACCTGACCCAATACCTAATATAGTATTCACACGAGATACATAATTATTATATTCGGTAGTTGCTACATTAGAACCGACTGAAACCATACTTATAAAACTCCGTTATTATCTACATTGTATTTATTCAAAGGAACTACTACTTGACAGTCTTACTGACTTTATTAGAAAGTTACAATATTAGTATAAGTTGGTGATGGTGTTGTAACAGATGAACCCGATGCTCTTCTTTGAGTGATTGCACTAACGATTGTTCCTGTTATATTAGGATCTACGCCTGCGCCGTTTGGATGGATATCTTGATATTGTATCTCAATTTGAATAACATTATCTGCCAATGTTTTTGCATTAACAATATATATATTATCATCATATTGATATGCAACGCCTAATTTATGGAATATTCGTTGTGACGTAGCCGTTAATTCATAATTTCCAATTGCTGTTCCTGATCCTGATCCTGTTTGTGTAGTTGCATGAGATCCAATTTTTATTGTGCCTATAGCAGCTAACATATTTGCCCAGTCTGAATCTTTAGCGTTAGAACCATTTGACAACTGTCCTGTAATTCTAATTTCTCCGCCAGCATTAAAAAAATGTCTTCTTGCATCAGCTGACGAAAACGTTGCTGAGAATGTATGAATAATAGTACCGTTCCACGGCGTTGAACGTGTACTTGAAATTGCTGCTTCAATAGATGCTTGGGTGTCACTACATAATTGCTTATCACCTTCAAGGTTAGCAACCTCAGCCAAATAATCATTTATACCTTTGGAAGTATCTGTTGTTCCGTCTTTAGAAATAGATGCGGTTGCACCAATTCTGTCTGTAGCTACTACATCGCCAAGTGTAGATGTTGATCCAGTTTGATGGGTGCGACATTTATTAATATCAGATCTAAGATTATCTACATGTGTTGCAGTTATTAATGTATTAACAGCAACAATAGAACTACTAGGCGTTTGGCCGTAACCGGTATCAGTAAAGCCTGATCCTAGGACATTTTCTATTCTACTTTGTAATCCGTTAAAAGTTGCAGCTGTAATAACTTGCAGGGCGGCTACATCAACCATAATAAAATCCTATATACATTTGTGTTTATACTTTTAATACACATTCGACCAGCTTCTCACCTTCTTCATTATTGGACTCTAATGCAATGCCAACGCATTGCTTTCCTTCTGAGTTAGCTGATTGGCATACACCGTTTTCTCCTACAAATACCTGATTACCCTTTTCTACTGATCCAATAATACGAATAGGCACTCGACCTTTTAATCCAATTATTTGACCTTCACTTTCAGCATTCATTAGATATGCTGGAGAGTCTGACACTACTCCGATACTTATATCGTTGCCTGATGCCGGACCTGCTTCGTGATGTGGATCGGTACAAATAGCCATTGCAGTTCCTACTGGATGGTCTTCAGCTGTTGTATATTTTTCTGCTAAGTCAGCATACTGTGCTTGAGTTGAAATACCAACAAAGTAATTTGCTTTAACTGATCCTGCCGGAATTGTTTGTGTATTAATAACTTCAGATGCAGCTGTTCTTGCAACTATTGTTCCAGAGGTAGCAGACTCTGCTCCTACTCTATTAGTTCCGTCAACTATTATACTAGTTGCTTTTTCTGCTGTTCCTGTAAAGTTAGTAGCATACACGTTACTAAACAAATGATCAGTTGTACCTAAAGTTACTGCTTCAGTAGAAACATTATCAGCAGCTAATCCTGGAATAACCGAGTTTGCGTAAATTTTTAAAGGATTCTTAATTACACCTAATGAATTTTTTGCCCTAATGCTAATAAGTGTGCCTACTTCATTAGCAATAACTGCTTCATTACCGTTTTCAATCTTAATTCTAAGATCATTTGAATCGCCAACAGCAATACCTATGTCTGCAAATTCTGCTAAACTTGTAAAGTTTGCATCACCTACTTGAATAAAGTTTGCTGCATCAACACCTCCAAGTTTTAATGCATTAGAGGAAGTTCCCCAATATATAAAGTTAGTTGAAGTAACACCGCCCGTTGAATTAACAGTATTTTTTAGCGTCATGCCTTCTTTAATAATATCAAACCCAGTAACAGCGTTTGTTACATCTGTTGAATCAATTGTAAATGTTTGATTAGATACAATCATTACAACTTCATCGTTAATAATAGCTTTTATTATTGAACGTGAAGCGCCTGTATTATCGTTAATTGTATCACTCTTCCATTGTGTTAAAAGAGAACCTGCATCTTGCGGGCCAACTAGTACAAATGTTGTGCCGTTGAATGCATATAGTTGTTCATTAGATGTATCCCACCAAAAATCACCTTCAGTTAATCCTGCAGGTTGTGTGGCACTTACTTCTGCTCCACCGGTAGTACGGAATTTAGTTCCATCATAAAATTTTAACTTTCTTGTCGAACTATCAAACCAAATTTGCCCTGAAATTGCTTTTGGAGGAGCTGATGCTCCGGAAAAGTTTTCTAATAAGAATACAAAATTTTCATTTTGTATTTCTCCGTATCCAGCATAATTTTTACCAACTAATTTTAAATCAGTTGTTTGGTCAATGGTACCGTCTGCGACAACTGTAAGCTGAGTATTATTATATTTGTCAATCGTATATGCCATTTTTTTTTAACCCCTAATATTTAAAGTATTTATCAACATTATGGATAACTACTCGTACTTGCATGTGACCAAGCAGAACCATTACTAGTAAAAATCATAGTATATCTTGTTGGTGTAATTGTTGCCGATCCTGACACACCTGCAGCTGCTACTGCAAGATCTGACATTACCGACTGTGTTGATGATACGTTGTCTTTATCAACTGCTACATATGACTTATTTAATGCACCAGCTAGTAGTGCTTGACTAATTACAATACTTGCTCCTGCATAGTTAGTACAATGTACCCTAGCTTGTGCTCCGTTCTTTGTAGCTGCAGGATATAATGTGTTCAGTACTGCAATAACATCATTTATTGGGCCGTTACTCACGCCGCCTGCATTGGGATTTGAAAATCCCGTAATATCTAAGTTGATTCCAACATTATCAGAATCAATCTGTGTATCTACATAATTCTTTGTAGCAACTCCTTGAGCTGCTGTTGGATCAGCTACACCTATAATTTTCTGTGTGTTAACTGCTATGTCGCCAGCAGTAGTAATATTAAGGCCGCCACCTGTTGCAGTAATTGTAGATCCGTTAAAATTAAGATTGTCAATATCAAGAGCACCCAATGTTCCGATATTAACCAAGCCCGTTGCTGTTGTAACAGTTGATGCAAGTTCTGTTTTACTTAAAACTATTGTTCCATCAATTTTATAAGCAGGATCTGCATTAAGACTACTAGTTGTTAAATTTAGATCTTGATTAAATGTCCAACTATCAGTTGCGTTTACCCAAGAAAGTTCTTTGTCGCCGTCCGACGATTTTAAAATAATTCCACCACCGTCAATTACTGCATCAGCACCAACTGTACTATCATCTTGTATACCTAATTCTATATTTTTATCTTCAACACGTAACGTTGACGTATTTAAATATGTTGTATCTCCGCTTACTAACAAGTTTCCGCCAACTGTTAAGTGACTTGAAAACTTTCCTGCTCCAGTTACATCAAGTTCAACAGTTGGAGTATCATTAATTATACCAACTCGTTTATTTGTTGCATCAACAAATATTCCTGAAATGTAAGCATTACCTTCTCTTATTTTTAAATTAATATCAGTGTTAGCCTGTTGAGCTTCTAATTCTATTTGGTTAGTGCCAGAATTAACTTTTAACACGCCGTATTCAATATCTCCAACGCCAATAGCCAATCCTGCTGGATTTTTAATTGATACCTTGCCAGTTGTTTGTGTTTCTCCAACTGCACTCATAAAACTAGTTGTAGTAAATTTTGTGCCGGCCGCATTAATTAATGACGTAGCTGAATCCGCTGTACCCCAATATTTAAAATCTAACGAACTAACAGGATTAAATCCTTTTTTGTATAATTGTCTTTTTGGAGTTTGTGTATCATTTGTATCTTGTGGATATCCTGGAATACCATTTACAAGTTCTACATAGTACTGACTATCTGCAAATACACCTACTAATACACCTGCTATAAAAAGTTTTAATGCAGTCTTTGTAACGTTAACCGAGTCAACAACTGACTGTGTTTCAAATCCTGTTTTTTGTTGTCCTGCTTGATATTCAGGTCCTACTAATACTAGATCTGTTCCATCGTAAAAGTGTAATTGATTATTTAGACTGTCTATCCAAAGGTCACCGGATACCATTGTTGGCTGTGTTGTTGAAACAATTGGACCACCTGCTGATTTAAAAGAAGTTCCGTTGTAGACTTGTAACCGTTGGCCCGTAGTATCAAACCATAGTTGGCCTGTTATTGGAGTTCCAGGAGCAACAGTTCCAGAAAAGTTTTCTAATAATTTTACAAAATTTTCATTAATAGATTCGCCAAAGCCTGCATAATTTCTACCTACTAATGTTAAGTTAGTTGATGTTGTATTAATTTGCCCGTCTACTAAGTCAACTAATAAGTCGCCGTTTGTTTTATTAATTCTGTAACTCATTATGAACTTTTCCCTGTGTAGATGATATAATTAATAATCAAATGCGGATTCATTAAATTTAATGGTTGTCCAACAGCCGAATCAGACTCAATACCTCCACTATTTGGCAAATATTGTCCTCCGTTACTTGCTGAGGGGCCATCGCCTCTAAATGCACCAGTGTCTGTTGTTGCAGCACTTAAATCATTAATAGCATAAAATTGTGTAAGAGCATCACCTTTTAGATCGTGTTTGTGATCTGGTAAGTTAGTAATAGCAATGTTTATATTTTCTTGTCCGTCTTGTGACCCCATAACATCTGCTGATTCATCTGTTATAGTATTAGCACTAGTGCCGCCCATGTTATCTTTACCAACAGCTGATCTTCCTCGTAAGTCAGGAACTTTAAAAAAGCCAGTTGTTACTGACGCTTCTGCTCCAAAGTTAAATCCAATTGCTGCGTAAAGTAATGCATAATCAGAAATTCTAACTTCTGTACCATCACAAAATAACCAATTTTCCGGAGAAGCTAGGCCACCATATGCCATCATTACGCCAGCTGGGTTAGTTGGCACTGCTGAAAATAAACTTGATCTTGATATTTTTGCAAGGCCAGTTGCACCAGTAACTCGATTTAACAAAAATTCGTCATCTGCTTGCGAAGATGTTAATTCTGATTTACCGCCAATAATTGTATTACTAATAGTAGCTGCAAATGATTTTGTTGAACCGCCTGTTTGTCCGTCAAACGTAAATGCTGCTGCAGTTACATCACCTGTTAGTTCAAACGTTGTTGCAGATGTTAGCTTATCTGCAGAGCCTGCTCTACCAGATACTGTTCCACTTACGTTTCCTACTAAGTTACCAGTAAATGCTGTAGAATAAATATTTTTCCATTTAATTGCATCTGTACCTAAACTATGCGTATTATGTAAAGCTGGCATTAAATCTCTTAGCGTAGCAGTACCTGCAACATTTAATGTTCCGCCGGCCCATATATTCTTTGCAATTCCAAGGCCACCCTTAGCTACTATACTACCTGTGCTAATAGTTTCGCTTTCTGTAGTAGAATTTATAACTGCTGTTCCGCTAGATTTAATATTGCCCGTTACGTCTAATGCTTCATCTGGTGCAGTATTATTAACACCTAATCTTAAATTTGAATCAATACGCAAAACTGTAGATAAAACTCCACTGTTCTTTACTTTAACATCAATACTAGATCCATCAATTTGGTGTTGCACAACGGCCGCCGAACCTTCAATGCCAATATTTAATTCTGCATTTAGTCCAAAATTTATTCCTGAATTGTTTTGAACATTAATTGGAAAGTTTGATGTGCTTACTATATCGCTTCTTAAAAAGTTTGCTCCAGGAATATCTTTTCCTGCAATTACTAAACTTTCTGCTTTTTCTCACGTTCCTCTATATTTTAAAAATCCTGCTCCGGCAATATTAACACTACTTAAATTAACACCAGGGGATAATGTTACAAATCCTGATATGGCAGTTTTTGGGGTAAATGCCGATGTTGAAATAATAGCTGCAGGCTTTGATAGTACATCAAGCCGTATGCATGTGTATGTTACATTGTCGGTACCAATTATTGATGTAGGAGTAACGCCAGTTGCTAATCCGTCACTAAACTCAGGTCCAATTAATACCCAACCCGACCCTGAAAATAAATATAGTTGCTGGTTATCAGTATCAACCCAAAGATCGCCTAACTGAGAAGCTGCAACATCTGGTGCAGATACAGCTTTTTGAATTCCAGCAGCAGATACCCAATTTGTTCCGTCATATACCTTTAGTGTTTCTGCGCCTGTGTTATTATCGTACCATAATTGGCCTTCAATACCGTTGTTTGGTTGTGTATTAAATGCAAAGTTTTCTAATAGATGAAGAAAGTTAGTTGCAATAGCCGAGCCATATGCTGTAGTGTTTCTTCCAGGAATTGATAACGATGTTTCTGTATTTAATGTAAGGTCCTCTACAACAATAGTGCCTTTATTTGCAGAATCTGTATATGATATTGTATAAGCCATCTAGTTACGCCTCATTAAAACCAGTTAAACTTTGTACTCTAACTGTATAATCTATCTGTATAAGTCTATTAAGCGACTTTTGTACAGGATGGAAAATAACATGAGTAAGAAGTCGTCCAGTTCCGTTTGCAGAATAGGCTTTTAAACCTAATTCATCAAATACATATAAACTTGTGCCGTCTGTTGCTGTATCGTATGCATCTTGACCACTTGGTTCACTGTAATCTAATAAACATGTTACTAATACATCAGTATAATTTGTACCGCTTACATGTCTTGTTTCTATTTTATTTCTAACAGGATCTAAATTATTTACACTCCTGTCGTCAATAACCTTTGTATGTGTTTGACTGTATAAACTAGCATTTGTACCAGTTGAGTTAGGTGTTAAATATGTAATAATACCTGTAGGATCAACGCTTGTTCCACCGTTGCCAAAACTCATTTCGTATATCCAGCCTGTGCCACCGTTGCCAATACTTTCAGCAAGGCTTAAACTCATATTTTCATAATGAATTGCATTACGCTTGTCAATGTACGTGTGATTAGATTCTGGGTCATGAATCTTAATATGCCCTTGAATTAGCACTCCGTTCATATCATTAAAATTATCTGTCATATTTATTTTTCCTGTCGTTGTATTTATCGAGGTAAGTCAACACTTGCAGCTCTTAAGAATCTGCCAATATCCGAATCTGCCTTACTTAATGTTGTTCCCGGACTTGTCCACTGTTTTCCTTGTTTTCTAACTATAATAACCTTCTGATTCTCTACAGGAGCTGTTAATAGCGTTAGTGTATTACTTAATAATGAAAATTCTGCTGGTAATGTTTCATCATTTTCTGGGCTATCTTGTGCTATACTGTTAGTAAATTTATAAGAAGATATAGCAGTCTTTCTTAGGCGCCTTCCTCCTACAAATACTTCAAATTCATTTACTCCGCTATCACCTGGCGTAAAGTCTAATTCAAATGCAGTACTAGTACCATCTGCTGTAAATATTGTACTAAGTGTTTCGTCTTTATACGGCATTGAATAGTTAATGCTTTGGTCGTATACTTCTGTTCCGTGAGTGTAAATATCTAATACGCCAGTGCCTAATGTTCCTCTTTGTAATTGTTTTAATAAATTACCGTCTTTAATTCTATATTCTATTCTTTCTCCGTTGACCCATATAATTCCTGGATACTCTGACCCTGCTGTAGGATTTGTTATGCCAGATGCATCTAATAACTCAATAATTTTATCATGCGGTTTTAAATCTTTAGCAAGTTTGTAATCTTTGGCGCCGTCTATTCTTTTATAATGCGTTCTGTTAAGCATATCTTTAAACTGTCGCCATCCAAACTTAGCTATAACTGTAGGATTTCCAAAGTGTAAAACTTCAATTCTGTCATTCTCATTAAGCTGACTTACAAGTTTAACATATTTGTTATCTTCAGTAACACTGTAATCAATATCTGCATCTAATAAAGTTCCGTTTAGTATAACCCAAACATATTTTGAATCAAGTGCTGGAGATCTTAATTTAAATAATCCAGCTCTTAAGTTATTTAAGAAATAGTATTCTGCAGAGCCTTTAGTAATTGGCGTTTTTTCAGTAACTGTATATGATTCTCTTTCAAACCTTTGTGATTTACTATTACTAAATTGATACACTTTTACTTTTTCGCCATCAACTCTAGATGGAAATAAGTCATTAAAAGAAACTATACCTGGTGTTGGAACAAATACTGTAGATGAACCCTGCTGTTCAAATGCACCAAATAAGTATTCACTTTCTGTAATAAGGTACACTAATAAAGTGTCACCTGCATTACCTACATTATCAGTAAGTTTTATTGTACTTCCTATTTGTTGATCTAAAGGAGTGTCACTATCAAACTTTTCTGCTCCGATAAAGGACCAGCCTATTGTATAATCTAACTTAGCTCCATTAAGATATACTTCAATTGCTGAATTTTGAACCGTTGCTAAAGGAACTTGCCATAAATCTAATTTGTACTCTCTAGCATCTGATACTGTAAACTGTTTATTATAACCAGAATGTAATATCCTATTGCCTACTTGTACAAGAGTATGAATGCCAGCTGGGCCATATGAAAATGGTGCTTGACTTAATGTCATAAAATGTTGATCGCCATCTTTAACAAATCCGTTTGCACTGCCTTCAACAAATTCGTCAACTATAACTTGACTGAACGAATCAATATCATTTCCGTCTCCAATAAACACTGAGTATCTAATAACATCGCCTGCGGCTAACGGAGATGCTAACACAAGTTCAACATTGTTAGGACGAGCGCCTGTACTCTTAACAATTACAATATCTAACTTCTTGCCATTGCTAGATGCTATTGCTTCAACATTATCTGTCCATCGTACATTTGTTTCAAATGTATTAGAACTGCCGTCACTTATAAAGTTATCAATATCTAATATTTGTAATCCTGACGGCTCAACCATTGTTAAGTTAACTCGAGCATTGTCAGCCGGTGCTGTTGTAAAGTCTACTGTTTTATTTGCATAGTTTACTGTATATCCTAACGTTGAATCGTCAGTAGTTGGTTCAAATATAACACCATCAACCTTGACAAACATTGAACTAGCAGTAAACGGTGTCTTACCAGCATCAAAAGTTTTTGTGGATCCATCGCCTATGTGATTCCTATTAACAATTATACTACTTCCGCCTGTTGGTCTTTCGTATACTGCAATATCAACAGTGTCTAATACTTGTCCTGGAACAATCTCTTCCGGTCCTTTACTGGTAGTTGGTGTAACAAATCCGTCGCCGTCTATTGTAATGTCTTCAGCTTTTAACCCTGTAGCAGAAGTATATGCAAGATTACCACCTGATACTGATGTGTCATAACTTTCTGGATCATTAATAAAGCTACCATCACTTGTTACTTTTCTTACTACTATAATATCATCAGCTTGTGTTGGAACACCTAACTCTTGTAAATCAATAACAGTAGTTGTGCCGTCTCCAGTGATGCTTTGCATTATAGCATTAAGGTTTTTAATTACAGTAGAATCAAATGCTAGTGTCCAATTTGGATCATCTAATCTAATTCCATTTCTGTATAAATTATAAACAACTCCGGTTGCTAACGGCGAACTTAATGTAATTGAAATTGTGGAGCCGTCTAATTTAAATACTTCATCTTCGTATGTTGTATCATATGTATCCCATGAATCAGTAAACCACGGTAATGCGTCCCAGCCAGTGCTGCCACCAAATTCAAAGCTCTTAACTTCAACGCCACCGTAATCAATTCCGTCCATTACTTGTGATAAGTCGTTACCAAATTGACCAGCTACTGGATCATAAAATAAGCTAATTCTATCTGCAGCACTTAAAAATTCTACTGGTTTTTTATACTTAATTACTATTACACTGTTTAGTTTAGGAGGTATAGTAAATGTAATTCTACCAAAATATCTATCATATCCTTTAGTAACATCTAATACATTTTCATATGTATATTCACTTTGTAGTGAAAGTTCTCCAGCAATAGTAACTTCTAATTTGTTTGTGTTTAGATCCATTGGAAATATAAGATTATAAACATATGTACTTTCGGTTCCAGCAAACGTTTCACTTTGACTAAGGTTAGTTACAACAAAGGCTCCTGTTACTCTATCGAATTTTATAGTAGAATGCATACCTCTTACTAAACCGTTGCCAAGAATTGCTATTAGTCTAGCCGGTTTACCGTTAGCCGATATAGAACCGTTAATCTCAACAGTTGGTGGATTTAAATAACCAGTACCGGAGGCAGTAACTTCAACAGATTCTATCTTTCCGCCGGTGCCTAATCTTGCTATAGCTGTCGCTCCTGAACCTGTTTCTGTTGAACTTAGGTCTTGTCCTACAAAATTAATAACAGGAGGTTGTGTATATCCGCTTCCTCCATCGGCTATTTTAATTTCTTTAATTTGGTAAGACATGTTATCAACCCAATTTTTATTTGGGTATGTGTTTAAATCTGCATTTGTTCCTACAATAGTATTATCTATAACTTTTACAGCCTGCGGAATAATTGCTTTTTGTGTGTCATCCCATCTTGGCGGTAAATCAAAATCAGTTACTAACACTCCTGAAGTATTTAGGTATTCATAGTCACTTATGTATTCACGCAACTTAGACTTAAACGGTTTAACTTCTTTTAAGTATTCCTCATAGCTAGGCAAGTTATCGTTCTGGAACGTTTTCTTCTTAGTTAAGTTACCAACATTATGCTTTGCCTTTATAAAACTTGTTTTAAATGCCCAATCAACTAATCCCTGTTCCGAGAATACATACCTTATACTTGATAAAAATAAATTATTATATTCAATTGCTAACTCATCAATTAACAAGTTATCTCGTATTGTTTCAAGAATTATTCTTGTTTCTTGAAAAGGTTGTGTATCATAAACAGTTATATCAAAACTTGCTGTATCGTACCCTATAGTAGCAGTAACATCATATAAACTTGGAAGAATTTTGATTGTTCCATTTTGTCTACCAATTGTTTTATAATTTATTGTATAATCAATGGAGTTAGAATTGTCAATCTTTTCTAATAATAACCAGCCACCTGATCCAATGTTTTCTATCTTAACTACATTGCCAGTGCTGTCATCCAATGACTCTAATTGATAGCTAGAACTAATTAAATGATCAATAGTTGTAAATTCATTATATCCTGTGCCATACCAGTCAATGTAACTCCAATACGCTGAAGTATCATACGCTTGGCTCCGTTTTCTTACCCAGTCAGTATTTTTTATATTTCTATCGTATAATGACCATTTACCATTAAGTGTTGAATCGCTCTTAACAAGAACTGTAAATCTTCTAACTTCTAACGTAGTAGCTGTTTCAGAATAACCGCTTCCTTGATTATCAATAGTTACTCCTGTAACCGAACCTACGTTACTTAACGTAATAGTAAACTCTGCAGCTGTTTCATTAGTTCCAGTAAGTGTTATTGTAGGAACAACTTTATAACCTCTACCTGCGTCGGTAATAGTAACTCTAACAATCTTTCCATCGACTATTACTGGAGTTAACACTGCTTGTGACACTTTTGCAGCGCCTACAAATTCTAAATCTTCAAACGTATCTACTGACAAGTCAAATATATTAGTTGCAGCTAATGGTGGTGCATCTTTATTTAATAACGGTGTAATAATTTTATCATCAATTATTAATCGGTCTTTTAATACAAGGTTAGTTCTATCAATAACTTGTTTAAGTGCTTGGGTTCTATTAATAAACCACGACTGTCTTGGCTTATTTAAAATTCCGTATTTTTCTTTGTCTGAAAGAGTAGAATCAGGAACTTCTCTACCATAAGTATCAACACCAATTAAACTGTCGAACCACTTTCTTTCAATATCTATATTAGGCTTACTGCTTTCTAATCCAGCAGTAAACAATTGATATTGATTATGTATATTAATTTCTTGATTCTCAATTGTCCAGTACTGTACGCTAATTGCTACATCTTTATCTTTAATTAAACTGCGACAATTGTGTATAACAAAACTATTAGGAGTTAAGAAGTTAACAAATTTATACCCCATGCCTGCTGGATCATCAATATAACGAGCTACGTTAAAACTACTAATAGTTCTTCCTTCAATATTAGGTGCTGTTATTTTTCCTTTAACCCAATAATGATACTTTGCTGAAAACTTCTGTGCTATTGAATCAAACACATTAACAATAGAATAAACAGTATCATCGTACTTTGTAATACCTGTTATATCTTCAGTAACTCCTTCTTCTGTTTCAGCAATGGCATTCCATTCTGATGGAAGTAAATTGCTTTCAACCCATTCGTATACATCTATTGAGTTGCCTGAAGGGAATTGTTTGTTCCAATTATTAGTACTAAAAATAATGTTGCTTTGGTATGGATTTAAAAACTTAGCAGTTGATAGATCCCACCATAATTGACCAACTTGTTCAGCTCCCCAAATATCAGACAACCCGACATTAACTTCTGTATTGCCATTTGTATAAACTGCTGGATCATAATATAGTTTATAAGAAAGTTCTTGTTCAGCAATACCTGCAATTTTACCCTGGATTGGATCTAAGTAATCAAGATACTTAACTAATTTATTTTCCTTTGTATCATACAGTTGTAGTTTTTTAATTTTAGCAACGTCAACTGTATTTTTAGGAGAAGCATGTGTTTTCCATATACTAGTTCCGTCAACTTTTCTAAAGTCAATCACAGCGCCATTTGTGCCGTCAAGGACTGTCTCAGTTGGTAATCCAACGTATACGTGATTATTATTTGCATATAAGTTTATACCAAAATCTTTAACTGAATTAAGAGCATTAGTGTTAGCTGCTGATAAGGATGAATCATCATTAATATAAGTTAGCGTTTGACCGTACACTAGTGTACCGTTAACGCTTTCATAAAGATAAACTACCCCAGTATCAATATATTTTTTAGTAAACAATGTAAAGTTATTATCATATGTTGTTTGCGGTACATTTAGTGCATTAGTATCAAAAGTTGTATTACTTTTTGAGTCAGCATTCTTAGCACATATTGCTAATGTGGTGTTGTCAAAGGATAACGAAGTTCCAAAGAATTCTACTGGTTCATTATTTCTACTATATAGCGTTTGACTATATTCAAAAAATCCTGTTGATGAACTCTGTTTTAATAAAAATACTCTACCCTGATCTTTTGTAACTAGTGTTGGGTCTTCGTCGGTACGTTTCACTTCAGCTGCAAGTTCACTAATAGCCAACATAGTTCCATCTTTACTAATATCAATATCAGCAGCAAACACATTCGCAAGCTGTGCGTTTATACCATCAGCAGATAACGATTGATCAAACTGATCAGCTAATATAGTTTGATGTCTTTGATAATTGCCGTTATAATTTCTATAAACTACAACACCCCGTCTATTAGGGCCACTAGCTGACTGGCCCTTATATCTAATCTTTGCAATTAGTACCTCTCCGTTTTGAGAAATTCTTATGCTATCAAAATTATACAATCCGTCTTGATCAAGTACAGTACTTGGATCGGCGCTATCAAATATTGGTAATATTTCAGTATTATTAGGAACATATCCTAAGTAATCGACCGGAGTAGTTTGTTGTGTCCATTCAAGTCCGTTAAATACTCCTGCAGATAAATTAGTATTTGCTTTAAAAATTGATCCGTTAATATATACAATATCGTTAGTTGAATATGAAACTATATTAGAAAACTCTCCTTGGAATTTTTTATCTTTTCCTAGCTCCCAATCCCATACATTACCGTCAATGTCAGTACCATTCTTAATAAAATAAACTCTTCCTCGCATATATGTACTATCATCTTCATCTTTACCTGATGTGCTAAATGCTCTTAGGTCATTAAAAGATTTTCCTGCACTTATAAATGATCTATATAACTCATTTGATTTTCGTATTGCAACTTCAGAACCTAAGTAAAAATCATTAGTTGCTTCTGGAACTATATATGACGCAACAGAAGTAAATCTACTAGAATTTAATCCACTGTAAATAGTATACATGCCTTGTCGTGTTAAAGAACTTGCTGTTGCTCCTTCAATAACAGGAATGCTATAAACGTTAGTCCAATCATTGTTTAACGTCGTAGGAATATTTGCAGATAACGGAACACCTTGAACTATATTCTCTTCGTAAAACCAGTACTCAAAATCTGTTGAGTTTTGAGTACTTACTAACGGTATTAACTCTCCAGAATCAACTAAAATTAATTTTCCAATGCCTTCTGCAGGTAACCCTAGTGACTTAGCTTGAATTTCTCCCATAACACGATTAACTTGGTATATTGGACTTGGATCAGTAGGAGTGCCTAAGTATTCTATTTCAGCGTTATTAAAAAAGTTTGAACCGTTTGAAAAGTTTCCAGTAACGGCTGTAACAAATATTGTTGCGTTTAACGCATCTCTTTGATAAAATTCAACTTTGGCTGTTGCTCCAGTTGTTACGTCTCTAACAATGTCTCCTATCCTAGGTTCAAACGGTTCTCCAAATAAGTTAAACTTTGTGAATTGAAACTTTATATACCCGTCCCATAGTGCTGCTACTGTTAATGTTTTATTAACTCCGGCATACGATAACCCTAGTGTTGCTGGATCATTTGCAATACCAGTACTATATCTTGCTAATCCTGGAACATAAAATTTAAATGTACTTGCTACTGCTAATGTATCAGTAAGACTTTTTGGAGCTCTTACTACATAGTATCTGCTTAATATTGGAGTAGTAACTCCCGATGGACCAGGAAATCCTTGGCTACTTAAAGAATATATGTAACTTGCTGTTGTGTCTTCACTCGACACTGTTGTTGTTTCGTAGTCTCTTGAATTATAATAATAATTTGTTGGTGTTGAACTATCTGTTACTGCTTCTTGATAAACTAATCCTCTACCTTCATCAGATGTAGTTGAAAATATCTGATAGCTTCCTGGAACTGCTATCATCCAGTAACCGCCATAATAACTATTAACATTAAGTGTTTCAGCCGGCGCCGCCGTCCAATATTCTCCTACAAAGTCTCCATTAGCTAAAAACAAACTATCAGATGCGGCAAAAGTTCCTGTTATGTTATTAATATACAATCCAATACTGCCGTCAACTTCGTAAGAATATGTAACAGTACCTGTACCAGTTTGTGTTCGGATTGCTTGGCCAGCTGCTTGTTGATTAGTAAAAGCAATGATTTGTAAAACTAAATCAACTTTCATTTGAACTACATGTTCACCTGTAAAGAAGTTAGAACCTAGTGCATCTATACCGCTTCCAGCAAATGGTGCTAAATTAGTATACGTTGTTTGATTTTGATTAGCTATTGTTTTTGAGTTCCACTTTAACTTAACAGTGTCACCTGTGTCAATACCTGCATACATTAATTTAGGTGCTCGGACTAATACATGATCAACAGTTATACCAGTAAATGGATACTTACCTGTAAATAAAATATCAATCTGTTCCGAAGCTTGAGTAGTATTTCCAACTGCTTCAATCTGTTGTGCTACGCTACTAAAACTAGTAAACTGTATACTATCAGATTCAGGAACAATTGATGTAGTAGATTTCCATAATAGATTATTATAAGAAACAATGTCACCTGCTACATACGCTTGAGTAGGCTCGTACGTATTTTTATAATTTGTTTTTACTTTACTTGCTTCTGGTGACCCAATAATTAAATATTTGCCATCGTCTGACATACCAACACTTGCGCCAAACTTTTGTAAACTAGGTTGGGTTAGTAACGAATGCTTCGCTGCGTTGAAGAACTCGTCGCCAATATGTGCATCAGTAACCTGGTAAAACTTATCAGCAAACTTTACTTGGTCTCCAACGCTATAAGATAGCCCTTCATAAAAACGTTTAAATGTGTCTACTGTTAGTGTGGGTGCTTCTAATGTTTGTGATAAAATATAGTTTCCACTATTAGTTGATCTTGTGTAAATATAAACTTTTCCGTCATCTTCGTCTGGTGATCCTACAGCCATAATAGTATTACTGTTATTTGCCGACATTGTTTTAGCAAAGGTTTTATTATCAATGCTGGTGCCACTACTAATACCTTGTAACTTTGTAAACGCTTCTGTGTTTTCGTAAACTCTCCAACCGTTATCTTGTGCATCATCAACCCAAAACAACGATTTAGTATTTGCTAATTTTTGTGCTATATCATTTAAGTTTAATAAGTTATCTGTTCTAACGGAAACTAGCTTACTTAATCGTCCAACACACTCATCAATATCGTCTACTGTCTCTGTAGTTTCAAATGTAACCTTTTCTAAACTTATAGACTTAACTTTAAAAAACGCACCAATTGCTGCTTTAGTAGTTTGAGCATTTGCAAAAGTACTATCGCCTGGATCTAATGTTGTTGAAATTAAATCGTAAACTCCAAAAATATCACCTGATTTAATGTTCTGCGGAGTGGATGGTAGAACTACTGTAAATTCTGTTTCTCCTCCTATAACCTGTTCAATTTTAAAATCAGTATCATCGTGCCTATATATATTCCAAGTTAGCTTATCGTTGCCTACCCATATAAGATCATTTCGATTACAAGTTGCAAAGTCAATATCTAATATTGAGTCAACTGTGTTAACAATAAATTTTACATCTTGTTGGTTTACAAATCCGCTATCTTTAATATACCCTTGCTCCGGTGCAATGTATTTTGTTGGAAACGGACTATGATCATAATCTTCTGGAGTTAAGTAAGCTTCGTGTGGTAGAATTCGATACACTAAATCAGTTTCTTCGCTAGTGGTACTTTTTACTAATTCAATTGGCTGTGGCGACAATCTAAATTTAGATTCATCTAACTTATATTCAACTTCTGCAAATCCATCTGCTGCTCCGTATTGTCCTCTTTTGATTGCCCACTCTTCGTAAAATTCTAAACTGTCTTTATCAGAACTTCCTAATACATCAAATAGTTTAGTTAGTGCATTCTTTGATCCTTTGTCTTGTATAAACCCTTGATAAAATTTATACTGACTAACATCATCATTAATAATGTTTTCTAGATATTTTCTTTTTTGGTAACCAATTAGATGCTGTGCCATCTTTTGTTGTTCTGAATCAAAGTTGTCACTATCTAAATCGTAAAAGTCTGCAAATTGATTAGTTTTATATTCAAAGTTTGGAGTTAATCCAGCTTCTGGTTTTTCATCTAACCTATTCCATAAGGTTGTATTAAATGTTTCAGTGCCGGGCACTTTTACATTGGCAGTATAATAAAATTCTTTCCACTTAACAATGTCGCCAATAAAGTAATCTCTATTTGGAAGCCAAGAAGTTATTGGAGCTTGATCATAAACAAATCCTTCAATATTAAGACTTCCGTCCCAATTAGTTGTTCTGTACCCAAGAACTTTAATTCTTTCTTGTCTATAACCAGGCTCAGGATCGTATATAATATCGCTGAACACAGTTTTATTATCTAATAATACTACATGTTCTTTTTGCACTAATGGAATTTTTATTGCGTATATACCATCAGCAGTATTTTTAGGTCTTAGAATAAACTGATTTGGCTCCTGTCTATCTAGTTGTACAAAATCTTCTGTAAGTTTTTTCCCGTCAACTTTAAGTAAAGTATACCCAAAGAATGTGTCAAAGATATTATCAGCGACCATATAAGAAGAATTAAGTTTTAATTCAGATGCTGCAGGACTTACACTTATTAAAGTTCCTTCTGACCAGTTATGTAAAGACCAAAATGCAAATTCTCTTACTGATGTTTCCCAACTATCGACTACTATATCAGTTGCTCGGTAATGATCAAATACAAATCCAATTGATTCAAGATACTTTCCATATCCTTGTAAAAAGTCTGCTACTTCTTGTATTGTTTTTAATATAGTTCCGTATTTTAATTCTATTGGAGAAAATAATGCAAACTCTCTTCTTAAAATAACTTCGCGTCCACCAGTGACTGGTAATTTTGGCAATGTTGCAAAATTATCAGAATTAAACGAAGTTCCGGCGGTATGCGACTTTGTTACTCTATAATAGACTCCGGAATGTTCAACAACTACTCCTGAAGAATAAAAACGACCGCTTTCAAACTCTAAAAGTGGATCTGATATTCCACCAACTGTGATTACAGGATCGTTATCTTTTTCATGTGGTAGAAAATAGGTAAAAGACGGAGTTACATTATCGTAACCTTTAATTTTATAGCCGTTGGTTCTTCTTTCAATCATTACTCCGCTATAATTAATTGTCTTTACCGGAGAACTTTTATTAAGAAACACACTATAATTTTCTTCAGGTACAAAAACGTTTCCTTCATTTAACGGTGTTCTACTATCTAAGATTAACTTAAATTTATTTTTATCAGTGTATCCGCCAACTTTAAATCCAATCTGATTTGTTATTGATTTTAAATTATCTTTATATTCTGCATAGCTTAAGACAACACTAGATGATAAAAAGTCTGCTACATAATTTACTAATCCTGATGTAAATGTCTGCGTAGTGTCTAAAAATGTGTTTGGATAAATTAACGATTTTAATGTTAACTGATTATTAGTAGACTTATATATAATTTGCTTTGTTAAATTTCTAACTTGCCTAACTCTATCAAACCCAGTAGCTAATACTTTTGAAGGTTGTGTAAGTGTCCAACTAGTAATTAACGAGAATGGGTATTGGCTACTACGTCTCCAAGCTGTTTCTGTCGGAGCTTCATCACCAAATTTAAACGATTCGTTTAAATTACTTGTATTAAAATTTTGGGCATATCCAGAATCATTTGGACTTAATAAATTGCCACTTTCGTCTACTGGCAAATGCTCTAATAACCCGGGCCTTTTATAATTTTTTAAAATCTTAATTTTTTTCTTAGGCTCTCTAACAACACCATTTTGTAGATCTGTCCACAAGACTAAATTGTCTTTAGTATAAGGCGCTGGGCCATATGTTGTTCCCCACCAAATTGGCATTACTGAAAATCCTAACATTTCCCATGGTCGAGTATGCGGGCTGTCAGTGTCATATGCTTCGTTATATACACCTCTCCAAAATCCTGGAAGAATTGAACCGTTAGGCGATTGCATAGTTGCATAATTAAAAGTCCAGGAATTTGTTCTATTAAAGAAATCGTTAAGTGTATAATCTCCGTCGACTAATTTAGTCCATTGCATAAAATCTGTTAGCATTGGCGAATCTACTTGTAATTTAGTAAACTCAGTAAGTCTATATTCTCCGCCTTTAAAATCATGTATATTAAATAAAGCAGGATCATATTTAACTTTTAAATTATTATAAATCCTTTTTTCTAGCTCTAATATTAAATCATCTCTGTAGTCATTAAATGCTACTACAATACTACCGTCGTGTCCTTGAATTACGTTTACTGGAGTTTGGAAAGTGTTGTCTAGGTACATACTAGGTTCATAAGCAGGATATAACCCTAACTTAGTTGGTGTTGCTGGAACATAACTTCCGTTTGTAGTTTCGTATTCGTAAATATCAAGCAAGTTGCCTTTGGTTTTAGTTTTAGTAACTCTACAAAACCCCTCACTATTAAATGTATAGTCTTTACCGTGCGTTAGTTGAATTCCATTTAAATAAACTTGTGCTGAATCTCTATTAGGAGTATCTAAACTAAATGCTTTTGAAAGTAAAAAATATTCCTGAGTATTGTCGTCAACTTCGTGTGTAGTTCTTTTAACAGAACCTTGTGGGACCATATCGGAAAAATAGAACGGCATTGAATTTATTTTATCTTTATTTAATTCTGCTAAAATCCTATCAACGTGCTCTTTAACCGGGCCTTGCCATCCTAACGTATTAGAAACCTGTAAAAACGATCTTTTAAACTTTCCGTACTCGGTTCCTGCAAATCTTATTGCAGATATTAAATTTGATTCTTTATCTAATACACTATACATTGCTAAGTTTAGTGGCGAACTATGCTTTATAAAACGATTACCAAACTTAGACACATTGCCTAGGTCTCTTAAATTACTTGCTCCTGGAAACTTGCCTACAAAATCTGTCAAATCTTCAACAATACTAGTTACATGATTGTTTACTTCGCCTAATGTAAATTCTCCAATATTATTGTTTAACGGGTTTCTTTCTAAGTTGCTTGGAAAATCATAATATCCATTGTCATTTTTAACTGCTAACGAAGTTGTTTTAATTGTAACTTTGTCACCATTAGTTAATCCTGTTAGTGAAGTAAATGCAGGTTTTAAAAATGTAATTGTTGTTGCATTGTTAGCTGAAATACCTAATGTATAATCAACATCTTTAAAAGTTAAGTTGTTATTTAAAAATACACTAACAGATAAATCTGCAAGACTGGCGCTATTTTCATAAACATCTACATCAAATACAGACGTAGTATCATCAAATACATACTGTCTTATAACAGGTTGTTTACTATCCGTGGGTGCTTTTTGCCAACCGTTGGCATTTTTATAAGTTGTTCTGTTAGAATAGTTTCGAAGAAATCCAACATCCGTATTTTTATAATATAGTTGGCTACCAATTAAATATTCAAAGTAGTCTGATAGTAAATTAAAGCTAAATGTAATATCACCTACGTTTGTTATAGTTCTATAAGATAAGACAACTCCTGACTCAACATCAACTTTTCCAATTTCTGCTTCTTTATAACTAAAGACTTTGTTACCTTTAAATGACGTTGAATTATATTCTATAGTATCACTATAACTAACATTATTTTCATCATATAAATCAAACAATGGAGGTTGATTAACTTTAGTTTTTGTTTGTGCTTGTATCCATTTTGTACCAGTGAAATGATACATTAACCCTTTGTAACTATCACCCTGTGTTACTAAAACAACTTCGTCAATTAGAGGAAGTGTATCTGTTACATCAATTAAAGATATCTGTTGAACAGTTTGGTCAACTTCAATTTCTGGTCCATCAAATGCAAAGAACTTAACTTCAAATATTCTACCATTAACTAATACATCAGGATCTGCTGTAAATAATATTCGCATTCCATCTATTAAGTCTACTCCGTCAATATTATATCCGGAACTGCCTTCAATTATTGAAAACACATCAGTTGTGTGTGTATCTAATAAATTAACATTTTTCTTAGTTGCAGTACCAAAATTAAATAACTTTAGTCCTGCTTCAAATTCTACAATTGGACGCTTTGCTCTTGCTGATTCGTCTACACTAATTGGTTGGTTATTTAATGTTGCACTCTGTTCTATAACAGACTTATGGAACCATCTATTATATCTACTCCATAAGTTTCCATCTTTAGCAGAACGATTAATTAACGAGTAATCTCGTACTGTAGGATAACCAATAGCAGTATCAAAAGGTTGTCTATCAAATCCTTGTGCATCAAACTTAATATCTTGATTTGTAACAAATGCACTAGGAACTGTTAGTTCATCTTCTTTAATAAGAACAATCTTGTCTCCAACACCTTCAACATAATATTCACCTATTGCATATTTTGCAGGAGTTACTTCACCAATAAAATTAACTTTCATCCCGTTAGTTAAGCTAAATCCAGTGCCAGTAGTGTACGTCTTTTTTCCTAACACTTCTGCATCAATATCAATTGCTGATGCTTCTTCTATGTTAGCAACTTTTATTAAGCCTGCAGCATTAATATCATTATCAGCAACATAGTATAATATGTCAGGTGTATCTGATCCTGGTGTAAATGTTATAGTACTACTTTCAGTGCCCTGATTATCTATTTGCTGTGTAGCTGGTAGTAAAAACGCATCATCTAAATCTCGTTTTGTTCTAATAGTAAATGGCAATCCCGGAGTATTAATATCTAACTTATATGTAATACCTCTAAATAATTTAATAGTAGGGTTTTGGGTTAGGCCGTCTGGTGAAAAAACGTATCCAAAATTATCATCATTATCAGCTAGTGAAACCGTATATGTGCTTACTACGTCTGTAGTTTGTCCAGCTACGCCAACAGTTTGCGGTCCGCTTGGCAACCAATAATACTCTCTAAAATTAATAAATTTATCCCAATCAATATGGGGGTTCCAACTATAATATTCCTGTTTATTAGTAATGCTATGATCTTTAATTAACGGATTAAATCCAGTTAATTGATTCATATAATCATTATAATCTTTGTAGAATTTTACTGTGTTTAAATTATCTTTAATTACAACAGCTGGTTCAAACTGATAATTAGCCCTGTTTACTGAAACATCGCCAATGTAGTTGTCATCTTTATTAAAAGAGGTTGCGTTTTCTCTACCAAAATACCCATTTAACTTTTCAACACTTCCTGGTTGTACTAGTTGGTCTAAAGTGCTTGCTAAGAATTTACTATTAGGAGTGGTCCTAAAATATCTCGGTAAGTGGTCTTCAGTTTTTCGCTTGGCGTTTTTATCGCCAGTACCGCTTTTTTGATTATTGTCAAATGCCATTTTTGTTCTTCCAATTAAACACTTTGTATACCTGAGGATATTGTTACACTACTTGTTATAACTTCACCGCCTATAGCTTTTAATCTATTAGCTGTAACTGCATCAATAATTTGAATATTATCAACTGTTGCTCCGCTAATAAAAATTTCATCTGTTTCAGCTTTAATTTCAAACAAACTACCAAATACTTGTTCTGACTGATTTGGAATTAATAAGAACGTTACTACGTCTGGTGCAAGTTCAGACATTACATAGTTTGCCATTTCTGAAAAGAAAAACTTATCGCCGAAGTCCCAATTTTCTAGTGCAAAATATTGATTAATTGCTGCAATAATTCTTGACTTAATATCATTATCATTAAGAACAAGATCTGGGTTCTTAACTACTTTAAATGTTGCTTGCAAATCGACGGCTGCCTTTGATCCAAATAATACTTTGTACTTAACTGGATGATAAATTATTTCATCACTAAGTGACTTGATCTTAGATAACTCAGTATTATACGAAAGAAACAATGTGTCAGAACTAGCAGGTAATGGTAATTTACCTACACCGTTTAAGTACGCTCTGTAATCAGTATCATACCCTTTAGTTAAAATATATGTATCAATAATATTACTTGCACTTGGGTCAATCCTTGAGCTGTCATCTGCTCCATGAATGTAATGGAAAGTAATTTGATCTCTTCCTACTCTTGCTCTATAATCAGTTGTTTGTGTTAAATACCCTGACGTACTGTCATAAGTTTTAAATACATCAGTTGACGTAAAGTAAAATAGTTGACCGTTAGTATATGTACTTAGAGGAGCTAAAGATGTTGCTGATCCAAGTACAAGTATACCTAGTGTTGTTGTACTAACAAAATTAAAATCTTCAACGCCATCAGTTGTAGTAACTTTTTTCTGGAATATATATTTTGTTAACGGATTAGTTAATTCATCAACTACAGTATCAAATATATCTGGATCATCTACTACACCGTCGTCATCTGTATCAAAGAAAGAAACTTCTATCTTTTTACTATCAACATAGCCTTCGCCGTCTCTGTATTCTTCAGTAAGCTCCCAGTCATAGTTAACAGTAAACGGTGATGCACTATCTGGTTGTGTGTTTATGTTTAATATGCTGATTTTGTCTTTAACAATTTTTCCTGTTAGATTATTATAAATTTTATCTGTAGAATCAAAGTAAAACCGTATTTCTTGATCACTTTCAAAAATATATCGCATAGCTCTATTTTTAACTGTATAAGTTTCACCATTTGTTTCAAATAGTAATAACCAGCTTGCATCTAATTGCTGATTAGATATATCACCAGTTTTACCTGTACTAAATGCGGCGGCTGTATTTAGATTGTTTTCTGTAATAATTCTCCAGGACTTTGTATCTGTGCTATATCTTAAGCCAAACGTTTTATAAGCAAATACTTGATCAATTAACTGTGTTGAAACATCAGCTTGTAATGTTGACGAAATTCCTAATCTAATTTCAGATAACTTAGCACCTGTTGGAATAATGTCATTAAGTGAAACTGGTCCTGCTCCGGTACTAGCAACTATAGTGCCATCTCCTGTAACGGCAGCTATTTTAACCCACTTATAATCAACAACTCCTTTTTTACCTTGATACCCAACTGTGGATACTAAATCAGTATTAAGAAAACTTTGTCCTGTTGGTGGTAAAAATTTAACTAATGATCCCGGAACTATTAATTTTAGTAACGACGAAGTAAATGTTCCTAATTGCGAAGTTATATCAGCTGAATTTTTAAAATACCCTGTACTTAAATTTGTAGCCTTAGTTGACTGTGTCCATGTAATTCCTAAGTCAATTGTAGAAATTTTAGGAAAATTATTATAATAATAATTTCTTAATTTCTTGTTATTTAATATAGGGTTTATAGTATTAACTATTGCTCCTTCAATGTCTGTTTTAGTAACAAAACTAAAAGTTGTTTTAGGTTCTAAATTTTCTTTGTATAAAATTCCGTCAGTTCCGTATAAGCTGGTTTTACTATACTTTCCTGTAGCATCTATTAAATCAAAATATCTAGAAATGCCACTCGACGTCCTGTTAATAGATTTAACTTTAATAATTTCTTGACTAACACCTAATGGAGATATTTGATAATCTTCAGCAGTTACCATTCTATTCTGAGTATAGTAAGTTGACGGAGCATTTTGTTTAATACTTGCGTTTGTTTCACTAGTTGTTGAGTTGTCAACTGTGTATTTTAATTCGTAAGTAATGGTTAAAGTTTCAACTTTATTTAAAGATGACAAGTAAGGAATTGTTACAGTTATTCCTCTCATATCGTCTGGAGTAATAATAACTCTTTCATTCTTACTTACTCGATAAAATACACGGAAACTACCTTTTGGTAAGTTTCCAAATACACCATCAGAAAACATTAAGCTAATTCTATCATCTACTCTAGTTAATACAGAATAAACATTTCTTATATTCTTACTTAAACTATTATAAACTACATTATTACCTTCAACAGCTTCTACTTTAGTCCAAAGCTCATTTTCGTTTCCAAACGAATCTAATTTATATAACCATACATCACTATTATTAACATTAGTAGCATCAATAGCAACAACCTGGTTAGTACTAGGAGTGTTTATACTAAAAACACCTTCGTCAATTGAACCTTCTCTAAAGTGACTAAAAAATCCTGTATTACTACTTGCATTTCCTCTGCCATCATCTCTAAACAAGAATGCAAAATTGTTCCCGGGGAACGGAGCTTCCTCCTCAATTACTGTATTTGATATGTCAGTTGAAACAATTTCAAATCTTACTGCTCTGCCGTCTACATTTTTAGAAAAACTATATACAGGAACTTCTGTATTAGTGCTAATTATACGATATTGTTCTGTTGGAATACCGTCAGCTGTATCTTTTTTAATAGGACGACCGTATTTTGCATTAGCAGGTAATGCTGAATTTATTACTTTAATAAATTGCTCATACCAATTAGGATTTGTTGGATCATTCCATACTACAGTCTGATTTGATAAATTAGTATTATTAGAATCTAATACTTCTTCAGAAGTATTAACACTTTCGACTTTTAACAAGCCGTTTGCTGCTTGATTACGCTTGGGGTTGTAAGAAAGCAGTCTAGCTAATCGTAAAACAGACTCTCTACGTTCTGCTAATTCTAAGTAGTTTTCTCTTGCATTTAAATCGATACGGAATGATATATTTTGACCCATATATGCAATTAAGTCAATGATAGCTAAGTATTCACTTGATTCAATATAATCGTTAAAATCTTCAGGATAGTTCTCTCGAAGATAATTAATCATCGTACGGCGTAGGTTGTCAAAGTCGTAACTTTGAAAATCTGCATTACGAAATGACTGATAAACCCGCTTCCAGTCTTCTGCTAACAATAACCTATTTTGTCTATCTGTTGTTGACATTCTTCATTCCTTAGTTGTAACTATTTATGGCATATTGTTAAGTGCGTATATAATCTAGGTCTTTAAAAAGCCAGCATCTTCGTCAAACCGCATACGTAACGTTTCTGAAATATTAAACGGAAGATATGTTATAGTACATTCTATTTGTATTCCCTTTTCGTACTGATCAATTAAAATACTATCAACGTTAGTACGTGGATCGTTATTAATAATTTGAGTGACGTTATTTGTAATTGCATCTCTCAGTGTATCAGTTAGGGGTTCAAAAAGTGCATCCCATATAATTGTACCAAATTCAGGATTGCTTAGTTTTTCTCCTTGACGAATGTGAAAATGATTAATCAAATCTTGCTTAATTAATGCAATATCAAACAGCTTATAGGAGCTATTATCAGGATTAACTGTACTAAGTCCACGGTAGGTTGTTTTAGAACTAACTGCTTCTATTTTTTTATTACCAGGAACAGTTATTTCTGCATAGATTTTTTTCTCTAGTGTGCTCATAACGTATTTACCTTAATTTTAATCACCAACAAACACATCAGGAGATCCTTGAGCTGTTTCCGGGCCGCAGTGAGCGCCGCCGGCTGTTGGGCATAAACTGTCTGGGTTTGCTCCGTCTGGCGTATGATTTACTACTAATAAGTTATTAATAAAAACAGCTTTTGAACCAGCTATTAATGCTCCGGCTCCGTGGCTATTTGGATCGTTGTTAACTGATACTAATAAGTTATTAGCATACACTTTTCCTTGTCCAGCAACTACTGTTGTTGCTCCACATGATCTGGCATCGCTATGTCTATGTATTGCTGGCATTATGTTGCTCCGGACTGTTGATTATCAGCTTGCCTTTGTTCAGCAGTTAATAGAGTAGTTGGAGTACAATCTTTCTTCATAGTATCGTCTTTAGCATTTTTATCTTCTGCTGTTTTAACAGTTTTAATAACTGTTGTTGATGTTGTACCTGTACCTGTAGTACCTTTTGGTTGCACTATATTTGAAGTTTTTTTATTGCCGCCATTAGCAACGTCAGTACTACTATTACTTGCTATATTATCTGTCTTTTCTGGAGTATGTTCTGCTGGATCATAATTTTCATGTCCT